ATACCCCAATTTTGATATAGGCCGATAGCCCATTTAGTTCGTTGCTCGGCCAGATAATCGATAGAAGCGGTTTTCGTCTGCATCAATACCTGATTTCTCTCTTGAAGAGCAATGATTGCGCTTGCAGCGATAACCCCTGTCGGATTCACACCACGATCTGCGTCTTCTATCTGATATACTCTGTCAAAGAACCTTACGATCAGATCAAGCACTTGAAAGAACGAAGCTGGAAGATTTGGTATCGACATAAATTCGATACGGGCATTTGCTATAGATGGCATTAATACCATACGACCAGAGCTTTTAAGCGAATTATCGATCATATCCTTTGTAATACCACAGTTCTTTTGGACAATTAAAGGCGGAGCCATTACATTAAGGACATACGCGATCAGCTTCGATACGATTAAATTAATCTTATTAATCAGATCTCCGACCTGTTCAGATGCAGCAAAGCCCCAAATAGATATACCGTCTTTATACGAATTAGCGGTATAAACAGGTAAACGACCCCATGGATATGTATGGGTCACATCATCGCCGTACTCTAAATGCCGATAATTTATGTTCGGATTTGGTGTATCATCAATAACGAGCCAACCCGGATCTGTTTTACTCTTAGTTATCGTGATCTTTCTTATGCCGTCTGGGCATCTTTTAGCGGTAGTGGAAATCTCGTTGTATATAGGTTGACCGAACCCATCTACCACTGGATAACCCCAGTCGTCCATCATAGGTTCTTGTTTCGTGGTGGTTTTTACACCTTCATCACGGATCCAGAGTTCTATGATAATACCCTTCTTCGTAAATTTATTCGCTGTACTACCTGTCGATACATAACCGGTCCCATTATGAAGGGACATCGGATCCTTATAATTACCAATACTGTCCGTTGGCACAGAGTGGAAACCTTTAATCTCCTCTCGCTGTAAACCAAGAAGTTCATACGTATCTTCTTCAGCAACATCTGTTACACTGTAATCAGCTTCAATCTTATCGACTGAACCTTGATATACGAAACAGATATATGGCGCCTCTTCAGATATATTATCCCAGTTTCCAGGAGCCGGAAAAAAGGCAAATGGGTCAGTAACGATGATATCAGGCTCATTAGTTTGTGGATTTCTTAGAGGTTTTTCAGTGGTTATACCGTATATTTCCATCAATCTCGCCGTAGACTTGGTTTTCGTTTGTTGATTGGTATTTTTCCACCACTTCTGTATCTTTAAACTCAGAATATCTTCAGCCTCATCATGGATTCCATCCATATCTATTACTTCGCCAATCGGCGCACGTGAGGTTATGTTCGACACTGTTCGCTCAATATTGGCGAAGTATAGATTGATTGGAGTAAGTGATGACTGGCTACTGCGTGTAAAACCTTTTCTACCAGACGTAGCTTTAGTAGACTTTCCACGATAGACAATGTAATTACTCATAAAATCCGAAGGCTTACCTAACCGGATCTTCTCCTCTTTCGCTATCTGAAATGCCAGATAAGCGAACTCTGCTACGTCTTTGTGCTTAAACGGAGGTAAATTAGTTAAATTCCATTGTGTATCGATCATCTGTTTGTCCTTATTGAGCTAAAGTCAATCTTGGTTTCTCTTCTTCCTGAGCTTCAGGTAGCATCGAAATAATCCGTCCACATCTCGCACACATAAAACCTGCAGGCTGGATAAGAGAATCAGCTTTACCAGACGGGCTATAAATAGCCGGAAGTTCTTTCAATACGACCGCTGACGTGAATATAAATCCGCCACATTCGCATACCCGATCCTTCAACTGATCAAGGGGAATCTTTACGTTAAAATTAGCCATATCAATACTTTAACGCCTCCTCATTCGCCTTCTTCCTATCCATGATCTGCTGAGCGGCTTGACGGGCTGTACCGCTTCCGAGCATGTTCTTGCGCGATTCATCTGTACCCGGATCTGGTTTCTTCGGTGCCATCAACGAACTGGCTTTATCTTTCAAGCCAGACAATACGTTTCTCATTCCCTGATTCAATTCGTCCATCGACATTCTCATCGTTACTTCCTCCTTCTCGTCTTTTTTGGTATTACGACTTCTTGAATTTCTTCTTTAACCTCTGTATCATCGGTCTGACCGTCTCCTCCCAGATCCTCTGGACCGACCTCGCTACCATCAATATCTCCTGAATCTTCTGTATGTAATCCTTCATCGCATTCCTCTTTTATTGGATCCGGAATAACTCTCAATCTACCCGATGGCGCCAACTGAGCCAGACAAGCTGGACAGTCCATCTCTGCGGCCAGTGTCCCTGCAGTCGCCCTCATTACACCATCACCAAAAATAGGCCAATTATTCGATTTATAAGGTTCTAATAGTTTTACCATCGATCCATTTGGCTTAATGTTAGGATCGTATTTATCCGTAGTCTCCCAAAAAACTCTCTTACAGTTTGGACACTGAACCTTCATCATTTACCTCCCTTGAGCGCTTGGAGGAATCTGTTCGTTTTATCTATTATATGATTTACTGATTCATCCTCTTCGGGAGCTAAACCCGTTGCCGCTTCAGGTTCACTGATATTAAATACTTCGCCCTTAGGTACGGAACCAAAAAGGCCTTCCTGTGATCCCATACCTATCTTAAAACACCTGTAGGCGATATAAGCTCCTACGAACATGCTTCCTATAAGTATAATAGCCAATGATCCTATAAGTCCTATCAACAGTATTATCTCGTTATCTGTGATTAAACTCTGCATCGATCTCATCCTCCACAACGAACGCGGTCTCCCTCGAATAATCCATCCACATACACTGTGATAAGAGGCTGTGAACGAGTCCACCTATCGCGTAAATAGCCGGATCTCCTTGTTTAAACTCTCTCATCCTCGTCTTAACTATATCGTTACCTGGACCAAAGTAAAATCTCAATCTATCCGGGACCAGTACAGACTTAAATGACCTAACATAGCTGTCAAATACCTTAGGGTCATCGGATCCGTCGGGCGGCGATACAAGGATGGCGGCTTTCTCGCCGCCTTCTGCCACTAACCTTTCGTTCAAAAGGGCTAGAGTTACGGCGAATCTGTTAGGGTTACCTATAAACGTCTGCATCAGTCCCGGATAAATTCCAAACCCGTATTCGTCTCTCATCTCTAACAACATCGAAAGCAGGGTAGGAACGTCTTGATGCTCTCTTTCGGTCAATAACTGAAACACTGCGTCTTCTGGTTTACGACCTTCGACTTTAGGTCTTACGACTCCGACAACACCTAAATAACCAGGAGCCCCTTCACCTTTATCCGAGAACTCCGTCGGCCATCCAATACACCCAAATATGTCATAGTATGTCTGGCCCGTCTCTATATTCCTATACCAATGAGGTTTCTCAATATACTCTTGTCCTGTTATATGAGCCTCATCGATAAGCGACTGGCGAACGGCAAAAGAATCAGGGTTAGCTACGACTTCGATCTTATTCATCAGGGGCTACATCCTCCGTAACGCTATCGCTAAAGAATGTCGGATCATTGAGTTCGCTAAAGGCATCTGACCCAGAATCTACTATATCGTCATTAATGCCGTTATTAAAGATCTTCATTTCCTCTCGCATCACAGGTAACCAAGACCTGTTTAACGATACAACGTTTCCGACGTTTACTTGAGCGGCAAACGGTTCCGCTCTAACGATCTTATCCCCTGTAACTGGCTTAGAAACGACAGTATAACCCGCCAACAACTTAGTCAAGTTCTTCGCCTGTGACTTACCGGCCTGGCCCGGATCCTGAGGTAATCGAATCTTAACTGATCGTCCGTCTCTAGACGCCGTAGCCTTAAGAACCTTCTCAACAGTCTCAGGTCCCATCTGGTCTCTGACGATATCGGCAATCAGGAACCGTCCATCAGGCATCTTGCCTAGTTTAAATCCGACAGTATAATCTCCGCTACCGTCCGTCGCACCTAGATCCCATGCTCTGACGAACTTAGTCCCTGCAGGTATAGCTTCGATAACTTCGATCATATCAGGCTTAAATATATTGCCTTCAGGCGCTTTAGGCGTTTGCTGATACTGACCGGAAAACGTATAAGGTTTCGCCTGTTTCATCCTCATCAGGTCTTCTACGGTGTGTTTCTCAGGCCAAAGAGCAAAATATCTTTTTTCTGGCGGATACTCCGGACCTTTATCCGTCAACGTCTCTAAGCAGAGGTGATCCCAAATCTCTCCGTTTCCACCAGGAACCGGAATCCCGTTTGATCCAGTAGGTCCTCTATCCCCTAACAACCATCCAGCCAAGTCATGCTCATGCAGTCTCTGCATTATAAGTATGATCGGTGTTTCAGGCGAATTACATCTCGACTCAAGTGTATCCTTAAACCAAGATATCGCGCCTTCTCTTACAACATCGGAACGCGCTTCGTCCGCCTTATGTGGATCATCGATTACGATCGCTCCACCAAAACCTGTACGGTGTTTACCAGCACCATACCCAGTAATAGTTCCCCCAGCGCCGACCGCATAAACGCAACCTCCGTCGATCGTTCTCCATTCATCTTTTGCCTGAGAGTCCGTCCGTAGGGTAACAGCAGGTCCTGCATCGACTCCATCTTCATCATATTTACGGAAGATTGCTTGGTACTCGGGATGCATGACGAGGTCTCTCGTCTGCCATGAGTTGTTTGCTGCGAGTCTTCCTGAGTAACTGGTATGTATATATTCTGCATCGGGTACGTGTCCTAAAGTCCATGAAATCCAATTTATAACCGCTAACTCAGTCTTAGAGTAACGAGGTGCGACGTTAATAATTAGCCTCTTACACTCTCCGGTATATACTCTGACTAGTGCATCACATATCGCTTTATGGTGTGGTCCTCTTAACCACTTATAACCACGCCGTCTCAAGAACATCCAACGAGAATAGAAATAGAAGTCTTGCTTTGCCGCCTGCCGAGCTACCCAGATCGCATCAGGCTCCAACCCATTAAGACCTTTCGTATCAAATTCTATTCTCTGAAGTTTCGACATATCATACCTTTTCGTTCAGTATGGTCACAATAGCTTGAATCTTATCTGTACTGAGATTTACGTTGTAATGATCATTGGTGATCTTCTGAGGATTCCCATTTTCGTCAGGGAACTCGACGCTCGTAGTCTCTTTCCATCCGCACTTGGCTTTCAGATAGAACTGAGTGGCACTAAGATGTTCACCGTCGATTGCCATATCATAGAGTTTGCCTGCAACGGCTTGATGACCGAGTGCCCGGCCTCTATCTATGTCTTCCTGACAATATGCCATCAGAGTCATCTTAGCCATTCCAACTACGACAGCGATCTGATCAACTGGCATACCGAATGCCGCCATCATCTCGATCTGATATCTTGTCTCTTCGAGAACTTCATCTCTACAGGTTACTGCAGTGGTCCATTTAGGCAATGGAACGCCGTTCATGATCGCTAATTCGCGACCTTCATTGATCTCTTTTCGACACCGATACATGAGCATTCTTTTCGTACAGCCGATCTCTTTAGCTATAGAGAATATTTCCTTGCCTTGAGACGCCATGTCTCTAACAAGTTGTCTTGTTTCTGTATCGAATTTTATCGAATTACCTAAACCGCCACCAGCCATAAATCACCTTCATTATATATTATACAGCAAATCAGTCTGCTGGAAACAACGAGCGTAAATCTCTTCTAATTTTTCCCGGGAATTTTTCGCAGCCTTAAGAATTTCGTCTACTACATGAGATGGATTGTCTCTAAAGGCCAAGAACTTAGCACCCCGTGCAATGGATCCATTGTAGGTCTTTGCTGTGAATCTTGTAACGATAGCAGCGAGCGAAAAACGTCGCACCCCGGACCCGGGAAAGTGCGCGTGCCGAGTGTGACCCAAGTACTTCGCCCCGCGTACGCGTACGCAGGCCGCTGGGCCTGGGCGCGTGGTGCGTCGTACGCCCGTCCGGGTGCGTGGTGCGTGGGTCCGCGTACCCAGACCCGTGCACGCGTGCGCGTGTAGGGATCCGCGTGCGTGAATTCGTGCACGATTCCTTCCATTCTTTGTTCTAAGACCTAAGACCTTTGGCATATATCCAATCCCTTCGTACGCGCATAATATAACATAAAATTTGATTTAAGTACACAAGTACTTTGCAAAAATATAAATAATTCTTCAATCCCCCTGATCTTTCCATGATGACATAATGAAAATCTTCAATGAATTCAATGACTTTGAACTTTTTTGAAAATATTTGTTTACAAACTTTAAAAAATTTTGTATGATGTTTACGAAATCAACACAAAGTCAAAAACAAAACAAAAACTTAAAAAGAAAAGGAGAATGGAAAAATGGCGAATTTAGAAGAAAAAATCAATGCGACGGATAAAGGAATGGATTTAAATCAAGAAGTCAAAGAACTCAAAGATCAAGTCAAGAAAGAATTTAAGGCGCCCAAAACTGTGGCAGATTTATGGATCGCGATCGATGCTCGGTTCAAAGCTCTTGAAGACAAAATAGATCAGATCGATGGGAAATTCAAAGAGAAAATCAAGGAAGGGAATGGAAGAGGTCCTTTGAGCACAAGAGATATGGGTGAGGACGATGCACGAAGGATCATGCTCGGGGACCTTGCACTCAAATCAAACAAAGAATGTGCCCAGGAGTTAGGTCTTAGTTACGGCCAAATCTACTCAGCAAGGAATGGTTATACCTTCAAGGGAATTTATGCTGAGAAACAAGCTCTCAACAAGAAATAATTAATCCTTAATCTGGGGGACTTCGGTCCCCTTTTTTATGTTTGGAACTCCCTGCAAGGTACGTGGTTCGAAATTCTTAGTTTCTCATTAAGGGTCTGGGTTCTTTGAACTCAGACCTTTTTTATGTTTGGAACTCCTTGCAAGGTACAGGGTTCGAAGTTTATTGAAATCTTAGATTTATCTATAAAGACCATGGATATCCCTTCTTATAAGTCTCTCAAAGGTCCATGATTCTTAAATCCCAGCTAAATTCCATTTAAGGTTTAAGGACTAAGTTCTTAGTTCCCATACAGGTTCTCAGTACTTAGACCCATGCATAGAAGGGATAAGATTAGGGATTTATCAATAAATTTATAGTACATAAATAACTAATAAAAACAATAACTTATAATTCCTGAGCTATGTTGTTTTCATGTTATAGCCATGGATTTTTCCTGAACCTCTTCCGTAAGTTATTAATATTATTTATATATATTATATATACTATAATATATACTATATAGTAATATATATATTTATATATATAATAATAATAAAATAAAATAATAATATATATATTAAATAATATTTTATATTTTAATAAATATATATATAAACAAAAATTTTAAGTAGCGCGTAGAATTTGCATCAAAAAGAGCGTTAAGTACATAATTTTATTAGTTAATTTCCTGCTATGCTATTAATAGTACTTTTATAGTTTTCGCTGTCCAGAGCGCAAGTTTCCGTTATGCTTAAATAAACATAACAACAAAAATTTTTTTATTTTTTTCAAAGATGCTTAAACCCTTGTATATTTCTAAAAATGTTATTTATTATATGTTTTTATTTTTTATTTTGCTAGGGGTCTAAGGTCCTCGAACGATCAATTCATGATGTATGCAAGGGTCCTGGTACGTGGTTCCTCGCTACAAGTCATCTGTTAAGGGATCATTACAATTTTTATTTACAAAAAATATTTTTTATTTTATAATTTTCCAGAATTTAACAAAGACATTAACTCTTAGGAATGCGAGGTATTTAGCTAAATAAAGATTTATAAATAGCTATGGTACCAGTGACTCAGAACATATTAATGACAGGAGGATTTATGATGGAGTTGTTAGAAAGATTTAAGGAAAATGTTAAAGAGGCGAAAAAGTGTGTCAAGATCGAAGCATGCATAGTCCCCATGTTTCCTATCAAACCGAGACTGTTGTCGATCCATGTAATTGAGACGACTGAAAGGTTTATAGGAATGCAGAAATATTTAGAGGTCGCAAAGAACTTCGTGTTTGGACCTCGAGTCTACTAAGGAGGGATTATAGTATGATGAGAGGATTTTATTACGATGATAAGGCGAGGAAAAGGAATCCTGTATATAGTCTTGCAGAACTGAGACGAAAGGCGGAGCGCGGGGTTATAACGGAACAAGAAGCTAAGGTACTCGATGCGATGGTCGCTCGAGTTGAAAATAAGAGGGAGGATTGAGATTATGTCGGACGATGTACAGAAGATTGTCGAACAGGCGATAAACAATGAGGTTTACGTCTACACGAAAGAGGAGTTTGATGTTGCTTTTGCGAACCTTAAACAGAATAAGTTCGCTGGGAACGCGTTGATAAGTTCTAATGGAGCTATCGATACGGACTATTATAACGCGTGCATGGTTGTAGATCGATATATCCGTCAAGAGACGTTGAAGACGTTTAAAGATCGCGTCAGCGAAATGGGCATTCCAGACGTACTGAAAGAGTGGGTATTGATGTATGCACAGTATGGATACGGGAACGTCGAGACCGACCATATGTTGACCACTATGGAGTGTTATCCGCCTGAGTTGAAGCTGCTCATAGAACTCGATGAGACGAAGCTTGCGGAGAATCCAAGAGGTTAACATGAAAGATCGAAATACGTTCCCGAAAGGGTATAACAAGAAAATAGATAACAGGTTTGTGGTGGTCTATGAGCATAGGATGACTAAGTCCACAGTTATACGGTTGAAGCCTCAGCCAAAGGATTGTCCGTTTACGAGGACTGAGTTGAGGTTATATACGGAAGACCCGTCTGAGATGACTAAGGCCTATGCTCAGAGAACAGGGTTATCTATAGACCGTGCAAGAAAGTTTGTGATTCAGTATAGAGATTCGTTGCCGAGGTATAAAGGAACTACGTTCAAAGGAAAACAGCGGAGAGGTGCAGAGGAACTTAGGCCAATGATCGAGAGACTTCAGGTTCGGTTACATGGATTGAGAGGTCGTCGGATGGCTTTGGCTTCTGAGATGACGTTAGTGGATAATGAGATTAAAGATGTCGTGCTTCAACTCGACAGCTTGTATATTATTGATAAAGGAGAAGGATATGGTAAAGACTGAAATCGTTGTAGGTACACAGGAAGACAGGAATATGATCGAGGCGATGACTGCGGATGAGGTAAATCCTAAAGTAGATTTAACGAAAATGCGGAGGGAGACTGGATGGTTCGCATATATGGGATACCCAAAGTTGACTCAAGATCAGATCGCCGAATGGATGAATCTGGGTGCTCAGTGTCAGCGCGAAGGTTATGGGAGAATAAAGGTCCTTATCCATAAAAACACGTTATGGGTTAATAAAGGTCAGCATCTTCGTGGCATCGACAGAGTCTGTAAGATGTTTGAAGACTTAACGCCTAGTCTTGTCGAGCAGGATCGGATCGCAATAGTTCGTGAGTGGTTAGGTCGAGTAAAGGCGTTACAGTTGAAAGACTTTGCAACCACCATCATAAACGGATGTAAGCCATTGCCGACGGATTTGTATGAACTTGCAGAAGAAACGCTAAACACTTTCATCGGACTCGGCGGAATCCTCGACGATGTAATTGCTGAGGCAATAGAGGATCACTTTATGGGCACGACAACATTTTGCACATTTCCTGGATGCCCTATTCCCATATTCATAAGCGTGAGAGAGGATAATGACGATGAATAGAGTCACTATGCACGTGCCCGAGAGCGAAGCTAAAGAGATACGGAAACTCTTAGGCGTTGAAGAACCGACTAAAGATTATGGAAAGTATCTACCTAATACTCTTAGCGGATTGGCTGCAGCAAGGGACTTGGACCCTATGTTTGAGGTATTGTATAATCGTATCAAAGATACGCTCGATAAAGGGAATCCATACGAATCTGCACGGTTCATGATATTGACATATATATTTTGCCAGACTCCGGCCGATCTACAGGAGATAATGAATGTCATATCGGCATACATAGCTCAAAGAGGTACCGCAAAGGTTCCAGACAAGCTACTTTGTGCGATGATGAAAGAGTATGACCGTATGTGCGACGAATTGGAAGGGGTCGAGAAAAAGGAGAAAACCAAATGAAGTCATTGAAACAGAAGATAATGGAGGCGGAAGCCAAGCATGGGGAATTGGCTCAAAGGTTTCAATCTATCGCTCTCAGAAAGAAGACCTTTGAAGA